TGAACCAATGTCCTGAACTGTGTGACGCATTTGTCTAGTTCACGGCGTTCATCGACCATGTTGGCTGTCAGCATCGTAACGTGGTCTAGGATTATGAAATCACAATCTAAAGCCCTCGCCATGTACTGGATGCGTTGACAAATGGTCTCTACGCTGCTCACGCCAAAACTGTCGTAAAGGACGCAAGTCCGGTCATTGAACAAGTCGTCAAACCCTTCTATGACCTCTTGGTCTGATGCTTGGCTTCGGTCAATCAACAGGTTCTTATTCAGGTGGATACCCACCAGCCCCAGCAACGTGCGCTTTGGAGCCTCTTCAAGACTAATTAGACCAACCTTTTGGCCTGACATCATCAGGTGGTAAGCCACTTCCTTAACAAAGGTGGTCTTTCCGCAACCTGAACCAGCTGCCAAACAAATCAACTCTTTCTTGCGTAACCCCATGAGGCGTTCATCAAGCATTGAGTAAGGCCAGCTGACTGCGCTTGCAGTTTCATCGACACTGATGATGTTACGGAAATCGTGGGCTGACCTAATGCCATCTGGCCTGTATTCACGAGCCTGAAAGATGGCTTGAATGACATCAGCTGACTTGCCCTGCATCAGACACTCATTGGCGTCTTTAGCTGGTAGGTAAGCGATGAAAGCCTTGCCGGGTGGTAGTAATTCCGCGCAAGCGACTGCTGCCTTCTGACCGACCTCATCAAGGTCGAACATTAGGATTATCTCTTCAAAGCCCATCAGGTAATCCCAATTTGCTTTTAGTGTCTTAACTGCCGAAGGTGCGCCGTGGCTTAAACTAACAGTAGGCCACTTGTGGTTCTGAATTTGGCTGACTGACATCGCGTCAATCTCGCCTTCGCAAATCACCAGCTTTTTGCCCTTGTGCCACAAATGTGAACCGAACAGTGTCATCTGCTTGGCATCACCAACGATGCTAAATTGCTTCGTTGCTGTCCTTATTTTTTGTGCTACTGGCTTGCCGCCTTTGTTCCTGTAAACAGCTAACTGGACAGGTTGCCCATTATGCTGGCTTGTGAGGTAGCCCCACTTTTTACAGGTTGCTTCTGTCAATCCTCTAGCTGGTATCGCTTTTGGGACGCCCGACAGTAAGTCTTTTTGCTTTTGATTGTCTTGGTTTGGTATTGGCTTCTCCTTTCTGCCATCTTCCGGGCTACCGGATTGATAGGTTTGACAGGAGAAACAGAACGTATGTCCGTCATCGTAAACTCCATTTGCATCACTGCTGCCACAAGCGTCACAGCTTGTTCTGTGTAGGAAGGTTGACTGGCTGTCAGGTACGGCTTGCCGCATCTGTTTCTCCTTGGTTTTGGGTTAAGCTAGGCTGTAGCGGGTGTAACGCTGACCAAGGTGGTCTTGCTTCCACTCACTAATGATTTCGTATCCACGCTGCCGTAAGTCGGCTATGCGGCGCGGAAGCGACCTGACCCTGTAAAGGTCAACAGCCTCAACGAATGTGATTGAACCAACCTTCATCAGGTGGTCTAAAATCCGGTCATTCTGGCTCATTGTCATTTGCTCCTTCTTGTAACCATTCGGGTGGTATCGTCTTGTGGGCGTATCGGAAGCCGTGCTTCTCGCACCAGTCGCAGTAACGATTGGGTGAGCCTTTGTACAAAGGGGCGTTCTGATTGCTGAAGACGAAGCGAATGTCGATGTCGGGGTGCTGTTCTTTGATGAGCAAGTGTTTCTGCCTATCATCAACAGTCCAGCGACCCTTAGTTTCGACAAAGAAAAAGCCGCCTTTTTTTGGCAGCTTGAAATCAGGCGTGTATTTGGATGTTCGTTCAGGCCAGACGTATTCGATTTTGTCTTCCTCGTAGCTGACTGGTAGACCAGCATCTGCTATCTGGCGTGAAATCGTTTCTTCCAGACCACTCCTGTAACCATTGGCTATGGCGTGGCGTCTGCGCTTAGAAATTGTAAGCGACACCATCTGCTTCTTCAGCGTTGTCATTGGCTGCTACGAAGCCGCCCTCTTCAGGGGCAAATGAAACACCGCCGTTGCTACCTTCTGACAGTTCAATGATTTGAACGCCGGCAAGCTGAAGTGAAACGCCGACATTACCGCCAGCTTGGTAAGGGTACATTGTACCAGCGACCTTCAACGTGGAGCCGCCAAAAATTGGTGGTACGTTGTTCTCGCTAATCATTTGCCCTGCGCTATCCACGAACTTTGGTTTGAACTTGGATTTGGTGACGATTATCAAATCGCCAGTGTCTTCATCTTTCTTGAAAGGCATCTTTGCGTCTTTGGCTTTCGCACCAAACGCATCGTTAGCCGCTGCTTTCGCAGCTTCAACCAATGGTTTGCCTTCTTCATGTGTAACCCTGATGTTGACCTTGTACTGACCGTTTGAATCAAACTGGAAGTCAGCCTTGTTCAACCAAGGGTACATCGCCACCCCTTTCGGGGTTGTAAATGTTAGTTTCTGTTTTGCCATTAAAAGCTATCCTTTTCTGATTGTTTGTCGTCATTGTCTTGGTATTGGGATGGCTCACCGAAATCTTCTATCGACAAGCCAAGACTGTCGGCTTGAGCAAGCAAATCCAGTGGGATTGGCTCACCACGAGAAAGGTACAGCTTGCCCAAACCAAGGAGTTTTTCTCGTTGGTTCATTATTGTTCCTGCTGTTTGTTAGACATTACGCAGCGCAAAGAAAAAGGCGGCTAAACGCCACCTCGATTTGCTTTCTGCATAAGATACCCGCAACTAGCTGAAGGGGTATTTTGCCCTTTTGACTTTTGTCAGTTCTAGGCTGCCATCTTCTGGTATCGCAGGAAGATTTTGACCGCCATCAGCTAGTCTTGCAGCGGTCTGTCTTCTGATGTCTTCGTAGAGACTGTAGTCGGCGTACTGGTCGTGAAATTCACGTCTTACTACATTCCGTAGCTTGGCAGCGTTGCCAATTGTCGTTGCAAAGCTGTCGTGGACACACATTAAATCGGTAACGCCTATCTCAGCGCAACCTAGCACCGTAGACATCAGATGAGTTGCGTCCATTGCGTGGATGATGTTTGGGGCGATTGCATTTCTGCTTTTGGTTCCCTTCACTTCATCGGTGAAAACACGAGTATTGGAGCGTTTTTCAACTGTGCGATTTGCGTAAGACCCTCCCCACCAGAAAAGACGGATTTTATTCGGGTCTTTCTCGTGGTTGAGGTACTCCTGAAACGCTGGAAAACCAATCTTAGTTGTCCATTGAAAATGCTTGTTCTCAGCCTTCAAGGCGTCTGAACAGGATTGGAAAAACGACATTCCTTGTTCAGCTGACCTAACGGTTGCTTTGATTGCACGAACCAAAAGGTTGGCAAGGTAAAACGAAGCAATGTAACCACAATCCTCACCGTATGGATGTTCTGTTCGTGGATGGGCTGGGTCTTGAACTTGTTTGGTGAATTTGTCGAAGTAGCTTTTCCGCAAGGCTTTCGCAATTCCCCAATCTTCAGAACTGTACGCCCACGTCATGACTGGGCCTTTGGCAACCTTTCGGGTTAAACCATCGCCACCATCATCATGTTTCAAACTAAGAAGGGTTTCAGCTGCTGCTTTGCGTCTGCTAACCTTGTCCAGTTCGTCTTCGTCCAAAGTGATTTCTTCTATCTGACCCTGCTCGTTTTCATTGAGCCTGATGCCTGTCGCAATCTCACGTTCCATCGTTTCGATGTCACTTGGAATGATTGCCAAAGCAGCGTCACGACACACAATGTACAAATCACGAGGTTCAATTTTGCCCTCATCTGGGTCAACAAGGTTTACCCAGTATCCGTCATGTTCATTCAAACTTGCCGCCGCGTAATGCTGGTAACCAGAGTTAGTGGCATCAAGGGCAACTGGAAGTCCAGAGTAGTAAACTTCACCCGCCACCCTAGCCTCGTTGTAAAGGTAGCTTTCACGACAAGCCGCTACGAACTGAAAAGGGTCGTCTGCTTGCATCCAAAAATCAAAGTTCGTGCGAAAATCTGCGCCAGTCTTTGTGATGTCTTGGATGTTGTCACCAACCCATTCCAAACGGTCTTCGTATGATTTCTTGTCGATGCGATTACCCCAAGTGTTAGCCAGCTGAAGGTACAAAAACTCATCGTTTTCGGGCGTAATCGCTGTCTTGTTGTAAAACATGAACAACGCCCGGATGTAATCATTCTTTTGGAAATTGAAATCAGGCGTACAGTAGACACGCCCCCTGAAATCAAATTGATGAGGAAGCCAGAACTTATCTAAACCTTCGTCAGCGTAGGCCAGCAGTTCTCTAGCTTGCTTGCAATGGTTTTTAAGGTTCAGTTCGTTTGCATCAATTTCTTGCTGTTCTTGCTGCACCCGCACTCTGTCCCGATACCACTGGGCTTTTTGAGACTTTTCGTATTTTACCCAGATTTCATTATCAATTTCTTCAAGGTCGTCAGGTCGGTCAAGGTCAGGAAAATCGCCAAGTTTCTTGTAGTTTTCCGTTTCAACGACCCAATCAATGCAGTCCAAGACCGTTTTATTGATGGTTAGCGGAACCTTCTGCAAGCTATTGATGGCGTCAAGACAATGCTTCATCTCGCCATTGTTCACTCGTTTGGTGATTTCGTCCTTCTGTTCGCCAGTTGCGTGTTTGACGAGCGGAACCAATTTTCCGACAGCTGGGTCGTGGTAAGGGCCGCCTCGATTTAAAGACTTTGCATCCCAGTCATTTGGCGGCACTCCAACGATTGGTGTAAACATTGGAAACAAACCGTCAATCAACTGATTTCCATCAGCCAGCTGTTGTTTACCAAACTCTGTCATTGCAATGTGACCAACAGGATGAGGCGAAGGTTTGCCGTTTTTCTCAACGTACAGCATCTTTTCCTCAAACAAGTCACACCCACGCATTACACAGGCGATTAAAAACGAGCCAACGGCCTTGTACTTGTCGTCAGACCACTCTTCAAATGCAGCTTCCCACTCAGGAAATCTACGGTCTGCTTCAGCCATCACTCTTTCTGCGTGGGTCAATTGCCATTCTAGGTAGTCGTCTTCTTGCTTGTCGCCCTTTCTGAACTTGCCCATGTACTTTAACTGGTCAACGGTAGGGAAAAGCGTCTTTTTCAGTTCAGTCATCAGACGCCTACCCGCACGAGTTTGTCTCATGTAGGCTTCTCGTGTCAGGGCTTCCATTGCCATGCCCGCACGATGAAAGACGTTTTGTGACCGTAAAACTTGGGCGGCACTATCTTGGCAGATTTTCAATGCAGTGATTGCAATTAAATCTGGGTCAACAGGCATCACTGGCTCAATCCATTGGGACTTGCTGCTATGCCCAGCTTCTACGACAAAGGCCATTACAGCCCCCATGACGGCCTGTTGAACTTGCTCTGCCTGTAGCTTGCTCGACTTCGTTTCAGACAGCCCCTGACGCTTTTCAAGCTGCTTACGCCGCTTTTCCGCACGGACACGTCCCTTCGCCAGCATTTCTTGCTCACGGTCTATTTGTTTCTGCATTTCTGGGGTGATTGGTTCACCCTGATTGTCGATTGTCATCCGTGGGTAATTCTCCTTGTGAAACTACTGTCCCATGCAGCTGCGTCTTAGCGCAATAGGGCAAATGGTGTTAAATGTGGGGATGCTGGGGACAACTACGTTTTAGCTTTGGCTAGTTCGTTAAATCCCCAGTGATGCAGTATTTCACGCACCTGTTCCCTATCGAAGCT